CTGAAGGCGGCGTCATTGTAGCGACCGATTTGGCAGTGTTTTCTGTATAGTAGCCAGCTGGTGCTGTAACTGTTGGGCCGCTAACCGTAAGAGTTGGATTAACTGCAACATCTGCAGTAAGTGATACTGAACTATTGCCAGCTGTTCCAGAACTTATGTAACCTGCTTTTGTAACTCTTGGAGTTACTGAAATTGTTTTTGTAAGTGTTAATGTGTCTGAGTCTGTACTTACACTCGCGGCCGTGCCACTAATTGATGTTGGTGCGGTGACCGTACCAGATGCAATAGACTTTGAAGCCGTTGTACTATAATATCCAGCTGGTACACTTACTGTTGCACCTGACGCTGTCAAGTCATCACTATCGCGCGCTACTATGTCAGAACCTACGTAGGTTGAAGAAATTGCGTTAACGGTAACAGTACCAAGTCCTGTGTATCCACTATCAGCACTAATTGATTGCTGACTTTCAGTAGGCGTTATAGTTTTATCTTGATTATTAATCGAAGACCCTGATACATCGACCAGGGTCACATCATCTTCCATATATTTACCCGCGGTTTTCAATATACGGGTTTGATTGTTAACAGTAGTCAGAGCACTACCCTTATATGTCACTGTCGTACTCATTTATTCCACCGTCCCATCGTATATTGGTAAAGTTGAAAGAGTTAAATATCCATTTGGATTTGTAGCTCCATTATAAGGTGTATACCCTAATGCGACAGTTACATCACTAGAATTAATCCCAGTAATAAATCCACTCTTCTTATCAACTAAATCAAAAGTCTCTCCATTCGGTAATTTAATCTGACTAATATCAGCCATCTAAATCACCTCCTTATCCTTTTGTTACATTAACGTCCGTAGTATCCTTCAGAACTGTAACTGCATCCTTCGAATTCCACTGTGTATTCGCACCACTCGCGCTACCAGCTACATACTTCGTAGTTGGTGTATATCCCGTAACAGCCGCAACTGTATCGCCAACCGCTACATCCGTAACTACACTCGCGCCACTACCACTCGTTGTAGTCGCACCAGTAGCTACCGTTGTTGCGCTGGCCGCAGCAGTAGGTACAGTAATCTGTGCCGGTGCATTTGCACTATAAGTAGTTTGTGTATTCATCGTAGCTGCGCCAATTGTAAGTACACCATTAGATACACTTACACCCTTAAGCCAATCTGTATTTGTTGTACTAGCCGCACCCGCACCAGTAGCTGTGGTTTGTGAAGTTCTTCCTTGTACTACATTTGGTGTAGTGCTTCCACTTACACCAGTAACTGTTGTAGTAGCGAGCTTTCTTGTAGTCGGTGTAACCGAGCTAGCCACATCTGAAGTAGCAGGTGTACCAAGTGCGGTAATAACTCCAACCCTACCTGTCGCACTTGCATTCTCTGCAGATAACGAAATAGTTGGTTGTGTAATTGTAAAAGTAGCATCAGCACCAATTACACTATCAGTCTGTTTTGTCAGTGATACTGCTGTAACTACATCAGATAGGTCAATTTGTGTATCTCCAATTTTTTCCCAAGTTTTACTACCTGTATTTCCAACTGGTACATATTCATCATATTTATCAGTAGTACCACCAGCTTGTGTGCCAGACTTAACTAAATAAAACGCTCCAGGTGTAGCATTGTTAGCAGTTAATGTACCTGTATAAGTTGTACCATTATATTCAATTTCAACGCCTTCTGGTACGTTTGCCACTACTGGCGCGCTTGTACCATCCCAAGCAACGATGTACGATACACCACCCGCGATAGTATCGCTTAATGCATCAACCACATCTCTAATCTCTCTATCTGCTATATAGTATGTATTACCACTAGGTAAAGTAATTTGCTCTATAACAGGGACATTTACGTCTTGATAAGCCATAGACTTCTCTCCTTTTAATTCCTATTAAAAACTAATGCTCCGTCAATCAACTCGGCATTATCATCAACATTTAATTTATTGTTCCAGAAAAGTTTTTCTTGAAGTGTCACGTGAATATTTGGATTTTCAATATGTGTCATAAGTTTATCACGTAACTCTTCATCAATAAATGGGAGGTCTTGGACGTAAGTCCTTCCATCGCCTATCTTAATCCCAGGTATCTGTACTCTTCTTGACTCTCCATCTATTGTCTTATTCATTATCTTATAATCATTATATATAATAATCTCACCCTCTAAAGGAATAAAACCTCTTGCTTCATTCCAATGTTGGGTAGAGTCTCTTTTCTGTTTTATTCTTGTATTAACTGTACCACTCATATTTCAACCTCTATATATTTTTGGCACTAGTACCACAATCTAAAATCAAATCATCTAACTCAATTATATCGTTTTCAATAACAATTCCATTACCAGCGACGTACTCGGTACCACCACCGCTACCTCCAGAACCGGTTAAATATGGAATCTGCTTCCAATGACGCTTTCCATCACCGATTTTCAACTTATACACATCCGTACTCAGCGCCGGTTCGCCCACACGCAGTACAGGGTTGAGCTCAATCCATTCTCTCTCGGTGGCCCGGCGCAGTTGAATTACGGCTTTAACATGTCTTCTTTTAATCGCCATATCCTTCTACACCTCCGCCATCGTAATATATAATTTCATCATACCATGTGTCTGGTTCTGGAGAATTATTTATATCAGACTTTGTATAAATCGAATTATCCTTATTATCAACTTTTGTTTTAAAAGTCGATTTCGAATCATCTAATTTTGTTTTAATGGCATTACTATCCTTTTCAAGCTTGACTTTAAAATTCGAACTTGTATTAAATTTAACCTTAAAAGTCTGATTAATCTCATTAACTTTCGTTTGTATTCGCCTCATCGCCAATCACCCCATCTTTGAGTACTCCAAAAATGCGTTCAGTTACAGGGTCTGATGCATAAGCTTCTCCATCTACATCCAAAACACGAATTTGAATTACTGCAATATTTTTTCTAGCAGCAGGATAGAAGTGAAATTTAAGTGTATCTTCTTGAGTTAAATGAACTGTTACCTTTGAGCTTGGAGTTGTATCAGTGACCACTTCTTCCGAAGGCTCTACACTTGCATTTTCCTTTTCAAAATTGCTATCTTCAATTTCTACTCCGCGTGCGCCGAGTTCCTTTTCCAGAACGACTTCGTCATTCTGTAAATATGTTATATATAACTTATCAATTTTGTCTAAAGTCATTGGTAAGACAAAACTGTGATATGGAGTCGTTCCTCTTACTATCATAATTTATTCTCCTTTAAAAATTTCTCTATATAATAAGTAACGATTAGAATAAGTAACTACACCTTTTTAAGATATAAGAAAAAGAACGAGCTAATGCCCGTTCTAAATCTTTGAGAGTTACTTACTTGACACAAATTACTCGAACTAACCCATTATCGTCAATAAAACAGTCGGCAATTTCATAATAAGAAAATACATATGACTGTTCGTCTGTGTCTACTGCGAAGATGTCATGCAGTTCATCTTCTACGCAGTCTAAATCATCTGTACGTAAAAGTAAATCCAATACGCATACTATTGCACCATCATTAACATCCATATAATGGTCAAATTCGACTAATATGTACCTCCTATGTAGGGTTGAGCCTAGAGAAGTTATTTGAATTAGTTTATCCCTAGGCTCAAAGAGTTAAGTCTTGTGCCTATCGGTTAACTTGAGTAAGGGAATTTGGCTAGTAAGTTTAACTTTTTATTTTAGAAGGTTGAACTCCCTTACTCATAAGGAAAGTGGGTTTTGGATTAAGAGGTTATAACTTTTTGAGTCAAGAGGTTAAAAATTTTTTGCAATAAAAAAGACTATCATTTGATAGTCTTTAAAATATATTAAATAATGGCAAATGCTACTTCCATTTACCTATAGCATAAATGGTATAGCCTATTTGCACATTTGATAGTGACATACCGACATTATAAATATACACTGTAATCTTAGAGCTTGTAACACTGTATGGCGATATCCCAACAAGTCCTAAGCCCACTCTTCCCTGTCTTGACACAGTAACCCTCGGTTCAGCTATAAAGAAATTGCTTGGAAAATTCACACTTATTTCGCTTGCGTAATATGCACCGCCGTACTGCTGAGTCAAATTGTATGTTCCAGCATTTAAAGCCCAACATTCAGCCGTGCCATCAGACCATTTGCGATAATTCCATATACCACTTACTCCACTTTCTATAACTCGCGGACTTTTTAACATCTTAGCAAGCACTTTTTTTATATCAAGCATCGCCATTATCGTCACCACCTGTATTTACATTAACATGTTTATAGCTTTCTCTCGCTATATACTGTCCGTCCGTAGACATGATAACTGCTCCGCGTCTAAAAAGCTCAGAT